CTTATGGCAACCTTTAGATGTTTAACAAGTGGACAAACAGTCACTTTTACCTATCAACACGATATTGATTCGATGAAAGGTCATCAAGGTTATGTCAGAATTGATGAAGTTCAAGAAGAACCTTCTGAGAAGCAAATAGTCTTGCAACCTCCAGCACCTGTTAAAAAGATGGGTCGTCCAAGGAAATCAAATGTCTGAGATTGATCCACGAGAATTCGGTAAGCTAGAAGCCCAAGTTGAGGCTTTACAAGCAGAAGTCCATGCACTTCGCCAAGATATTAAAACGCTTTTAGAAATGGCTAACAAGTCTAAAGGTGGGTTTTTCGTTGGAATGGCAATCGCCTCTGTTGTTGGCGGTATCATTTCTTTCATTGCAACCAAGCTAGTTCGATAAGGATTTATATGCCTCAAGTTGGAAACAAGAAATTCCCATACACAGAAAAAGGCGAGAAAGAAGCCAAAGAGTATGGCAAAAAGAAATCTATGCCTGTTACTGTAATGATTGCTATTGGTAAGCCTAAAGCTATGCCTACCCGTGGTGGTCGTACCGCTACCAATATGATGAAAAAAGCAGGTCGTGGCAAATGAAAAAGACCAAAGCAGAGGCGAAAATCTCTAAGGTCTACAAGGAATTTAAGGCGGGAACGCTTCATTCTGGTAAGGGTGGCCCTGTTGTCAAGAATCCTAAACAGGCAGTTGCGATTGCTTTAAGTTCTGCTGGTATGAGTAAACCAAGGAAGAAGAAATGAAACAAGGTCTTTACAGCAACATCAATGCCAAACAAGAACGCATTAAAGCTGGTTCTAAGGAAAAGATGCGTAAGGTTGGTTCTAAAGGCGCTCCTACTGAGGCGGCATTTAAGGCTGCGGCTAAGACCGCAAAGAAGAAATGAAATCTCCTGCATGGCAAAGAAAAGAGGGAAAATCTGCTTCTGGGGGCTTGAATGCCAAGGGAAGAGCATCGTATAATGCAGAAACGGGTGGCAATTTAAAACCACCAGTAAAGTCGGGAGATAACCCTCGTAGGGCATCCTTTTTAGCACGAATGGGCAATATGCCTGGCGCTGAGATGAAAGATGGGAAGCCTACCCGACTCCTATTATCTCTTAGAGCTTGGGG